AACTATGGATACAGCTTTCTCAACTCGAACAACAGCTGACTATAGTGTAATTCAAACGTGGGGCATATTTACACAAATGGAAAAAGATAGTTCAGGCAAAGAGTATGAAGTAGGACATTTAATTTTATTAGGTAACATTAGAGATCGATTAGAGTATCCAGAATTAAGAAGCACAGCTCAAGATAGTTTTGAACAACATCAACCAGATTTAATTGTAATTGAAAAAAAAGCTAGTGGACAATCGTTAATACAAGATTTACGACGAGCTGGTTTACCAATACTTGAATATACACCGGACAGGGATAAAGTTTCAAGAGCTTATGCTGCATCACCCTTACTTGAAGCTGGTCGGGTATGGCTACCGAATAAGACGTGGGCACAAACTATGTTTGATGAAGCCGTATCTTTTCCTAATGCAGCTCATGACGATCAGGTTGACTCAATGGTCATGGCTGTGCTATACCTTAAAGAATCATGGCACTTGCAACATCCATATGATCCGAACTATAATAGTGAAGACGAGAATATTTATAAAAAGAATAAAGCAACGTACTGGAACATAGATAACATTTAGAGAGTAATAATGGCAGTAGAAAAAAATCCCTTTGAAAAAATAGAAAAAGTAAACACCGACGTAAAAGAAATGACTCAGGGTCTTCCCGGTGTTGATGTTAACGTAGACCCCGAACAAGAAGAAGATGTAGCCGTTGATGTTGATCCAGACACAGGAGAAGTATCGGTTGATCTTAACGAAAATGCAGGCACAGTTCTAGCATCAATAAAAGATTTTTATGGCAACCTTGCCGAATATATGGATGAAGAAGAGTTAACGGATTTATCAACAACTGTTCTCGATAATTTTAAGGCTGATGAAGAATCAAGACAAGAATGGGAACAGACATTTGAACGTGGCTTTGATTTACTCGGATTAAAACTCCAAGAAACAACCGAACCATTTGATGGAGCTTGTACAGCTACACACCCTTTAATCATTGAAAATGCTGTTAAATTTCAATCAAAAGCTGCTCAAGAATTATTTCCTAGTAAAGGTCCAGTAAAAACACAGGTGCTAGGTAACTTAACTCCGGCAAAAGAACAGCAAGCTAAACGTGTAAAAGACTACATGAATTATCAGCTTACAGAAGAAATGCCAGAGTATTTTGATGAGACAGAAAGATTGTTATTTCATTTACCATTGATTGGTACGGCTGTTAAAAAAGTTTATTACGATGAAACATTAGGACGACCAATATCAGAGTTTATTCCTATTGATCAGTTTCACGTATCAAATTTAGTGCCTGATCTTCGTAGAGCTGATCGATACACTCACGTTATTTACAGATCATCAAACGATCTAAAAAAAGACATGAATGCAGGAATGTATAGAGACGTTGAAGTTGGTGAGCCTGAACAAGAAGAAAGAGGCATGATTACAGCTAAAGCTGAACAGGTCATGGGCTTATCAGCTTATGATGAACAACCATACGATACAACACATGTCTTACTAGAACAACACCTATACTTAAACTTACCCGAACCATTTAATAGTCCGGGTGGTGAAGCTTGGCCGTATATTGTTACAGTTGATAAATCTAGTAAAAAAATTCTAAGTATTCGTCGTAACTGGAATGATGGTGATCCTCGTTATATAAAACGTGAACACTTTGTTAGTTATAAATTTGTACCGGGTTTTGGTTTTTATGGATTAGGGCTAATACACTTTCTTGGTAATCTTACAATGTCAGCTACGGCGGCAATGAGAGCTTTGGTTGATGCTGGACAGTTTGCAAACTTACCGGGTGGGTTTAAAGCTAGAGGGGTTCGAGTTGTCGGAGATAACTCACCAATAATGCCCGGAGAGTTTCGGGATGTTGAATCAACAGGTATAGATCTAAACAAGTCGATAGTTCCCCTACCCTATAAAGAACCATCACAAGTTCTGTTTCAAATGCTCGGATTTTTAGCAACAGCTGGTCAGAAATTTGCTGACACGACAGAACAGGTTGTGTCTGATGCAACGAACTACGGTCCGGTTGGCACGACATTAGCATTATTAGAAGCATCAGGTAAGTTCTTTTCAGCAATTCACAAACGACTCCACAAGTCTCAACGAGACGAGTTTAAAATATTAGCTCGCATTAATTTCGAGTTTTTACCTCCTGATTATCCCTATGATGTAGTCGGAGGTCAAGCACAAATTAAAAAACAAGATTTTGATGGACGAGTAGATATTCTTCCGGTATCGGATCCAAACATACCATCAAGTGCTCATAGATTAGCTCAGTCACAATTAATTTTTCAAATGGCATCACAGGCAACTCCGGGTACATTTAATATGAAAGAAGTGTATAAATCTGTATTAACATCAGCTAATGTAGACAATCCTGAAAGATTTATTATTGAAAAACCACCAGCTCAACCACAAGACCCAATAGCTGATATTATGATGACAACACAAGGTAAACCAATAAAAGCTTTCCCGGGTCAGGATCACGATGCCCATATACAGGTAAAATCAGCTTACGTGCAAGACCCACTTAACGGAGCTAATCCAGTTATGAAACAAGTGACTCCGGTTTTATTAGCTAATATTAGAGAACACATGGTTCTAAGATTCCAAGAACAAATGGGTGGACTTATGAAAGCTCAAGAGGGTCAGGTAGATCAAGGAGCTACAATGGGTATGATTATGTCTGAGTCAGCTAAACAAATTCTTGAAGCTAATAAATTAAAAGCACAAGGTGGTTTAGATAGTATTGAACAACAAAATCTTAACTTACAAAAACAACAACTTGAATTAGACAAAGTCCAAAAAGGAATAGATGCTCAAAAGACAGCAGCTGAGTTAAACTTTAAAGATAGAGAACTTGACCTTAAATCTAAAGAGGTTGACATTGATGCGATGGTTGAAGCTGCTAAAATAGAAGATGCTAAGAAGAAAAATAATGATCAGCTAACATCTAAAGTTGTTATGGATTTACTTAAATTAGTTGGGCAACAGAATACAAAACAACCACCAATAAATTTAGCACCGGGTGGTTCTGTTCCAACAGCTTCATTTATGGCTGATAGTAGTAAAATGGGACAACAAACAGCTAATATGGCTGATCCAGGAATGCAAGCAGCCCAAGCTATGATGTTGGCTGCTGATGCAGTGGGTGGAGGCGGTCCTATGGCTGACGTTGCACCACCTATGGACAAACCAAGAGATATGGGTTCTCCATCAATATCAACCCCAACTCCTACAGAACCACCGGTTCCTGAGAGCACTGATGAACAGGACTCAAAAGAAATTTTTGGTGGGGAACCTACAACAGTAGGAGAAGATACAACAACAGAAGGACTAGAGGTACCAGAAGTTATGACAAGTAATTTTATTATTGATGAAGCTCTTAACAGACTTCAAATACAAGACAGAGATAGAGCAAAAGCTAACTTAGATGTGTTTACAGAAATTGTAGCTGAGATGGAAAGTGACAAAAATCCACAAGCTAAAAATCCGAAAAGCACAGCCGCAGGATTATTTCAATATACAAAACCATCACTCGTAACGGCTAAACAACGATACAAAAACATAGCTGACAGGGTTGGTATAGAAGACATACCGGATTCTATAGAAAAAGCTAAAGATGCACGTGAACTATCTGAAGAGGATCAAACAGTTTTATTTTTAGCTGATACATTTGAAAAACCGGGTAGTGATAAATATATGAAAGCTATATTAGAAGCTGATGACTACGAAACTTTAACAGCAGCTACTCAACAACTTTACAATGAACTCCACCACACTGATGCAAAAAAACAAGAAAATGAAAGATTTGCAAAAGTAGCTATGAGAGTTGGTGGTAGAGTTAAAATGACCTAATGGATTATATTACAAACCACGGTGTGGAACTTCCTGATCCTGCCGTTTGTTTTGATGACGAAGGTTACGAACCCAGTAATAATGATATACCTTTAACTTACAATGTTTTGCTAAAGGCTATTCAAGAGTTAGATATAAACTCATTTTCTTTAGGTATCAATAGTCTTTACACGAGTGTTAAGCCTACGGTTACCGTTCAGAATCAACTTAAATCGGCCTTAGTTGGGTTTACATTATTACAACAATCTAACAATATATCGTATGATGGACCCAAACAATTTAAAGAACTGGGCTATTACGATACTATTATTGATACCGATTCGTTACTTGCGTGTCTTGAAAAAGATATTGTTGAATTAAAATCATTAGAACCGATCAGAAATACACGAATGCAAGATAGGATGTTAACTATTCCGTTAAGTCACAAAGCTTTTGATATTCTAAACGATATCTATAATAAATTAAAACTATTACCCAAACCGTATTCGATTACCAATATTAATTTACATGTGAGTGATAAAGACGATACCTTTAACGAGTACTTTCAAAACGATCAAAAGCATAAACCTAAAAATGATTTGTATACATTACATATAGATCCAAAGTATACTTACATCAAAACAATTATATATCTTAATACGGTTCAACGAGGTAATGGTCCTTTTGCTTATATACCGGAAAGTCACAGATGGAAGTTTGATGATGTTGAAATGTTATTCTGTAAAAGTAATCAGTTAGTTAATACATTATCAACTGTAGAACAAAGAGAAATAAATGCAGGTCTCCCGTTATGGGCACGGAAAAATTCATATTTTTCACGACAGTTTAAAAACGATACTCCTCTATCTGAA